ATCAGATTCTTTAGTAAGCTCTTCTTCAAGGAAGCTAGTATAGGCTGCACGGTGTTTAGCCGTCTCTGCAATCTTCTGTTTGTTCCCTGATTTAATAACCTTTGGAACGTCTCGGCTCACCTTCTTACGAAGCACGCCTTCTTTCTTCACCTGTAGAGCATCAAACTTAGCAGCCTTACTTAGTAACTTAATTACTTGAGCATGCTTCAATAAGTCATTATCTATATCGGTGAATCCCTCGGCAGTTGCTTGAGTCTGTAACGTTGCAATCAATTCATCATGCTTATCACCACCCCAACCTTCAACCAATTCTTTAACACGGGTTTGTTCACGTTCTAGTATCTTTGCAGAACTAGTAGAAGTAATCGAACCTGCTTCATCTTGAGCCTTCTCAAACTTAGCTTTTTTATCAGCAATAGTCTGACGTACCTCATTCATTTCGTATTGTTTAAGCAAGAATGTATTTGCATCTTCTGCACGTAACTTTTGCCAATCAATATCATTAAACTCTTTAAGCTTATCAGATTCTTTAGTAAGCTCTTCTTCAAGGAAGCTAGTATAGGCTGCACGGTGTTTAGCCGTCTCTGCAATCTGTGTTTCTAGTTCTTGTCGTTGCTCATCTAAAGCTTTAGTATCTCGTTTGTAATCCTCTGTGCGTTTATAGCCAGATAAGAGTTCATCCTCTGATACTTCATATTCTTCACCGTCAAGTTGGATAGTGTATAGATTCTCAACCTCAGGCTCATCACCCTCGTCTTCCCCTACTTCACCTTCTTCTTCCTCTTCTGGTTCATCACCTTCCGATTCTTCAAGTTCTTCAACTTCACCTTGTTCTTCTAGCTCTTCCTCAACTTCTACTTCCTCAACCTCTGGTGTTGATATTTCTTCACCTAGGGCAAAAGCAAAAGCATCTGACGAAGCAGCTTCTTCCATTGACATACTTTCTGTAAACATAATTAATACTCATATTTATCTAAGGCAGCTTGGATAAAAGCCATAACCTCATCTGTTGTTCTGATTCGTTGGTGGATGTCTATAATGTCATCCCCGTTCTTAGTGTGCATTGCCTGTATTAGTAACTCTGACTTATAATCTAAGATAAGGTCAAGGAAGACCTCGTTATCGAGTATCTCCCTTATCTGCCTTGCCTTGAATTCATTGATATCAGATTTTGCCGTCTCCAATTGCTGTTGGTCGCTGAGACTCTTTTTCAAGAACCACTTCGGCAATTTGAACTTGTTTTTCCCATTCAAACTTATCTCTCTCCAAATCTTGTGCGGTCTCTTGAATCGCTGCTTCACGTTCTTTAAGAGAGACTTCACGTTGCTTGATTTCCATAGCTTGCTGCTCCATTTGCATTTCCATTTGCTTGAACTTCTGTTCTTGCTGCAATTGCATTTGGTCTTTCTGTGCGTCAGCTTGTTTCTTTTGAGCCTCGGAGTTAGCTTTAATTTCGTCTGGCTTTGGTTTGGAACGAGCTTTCTGTAGAGCGGCTTTAGCTTTTTTAGACTCTTCTGTAGCAGGGTCAACCCAGAACTTAGTATAGTCTTTATAGCCAGCATTGTCTGTGAACTCCGTAATGATGTTATAGATTTTCTCTTCATTAGTGAGAACCCCCATACCGCCATTACCAATGATAGTTTGTGTCATCTCTAACATACGACCTAGGAACATAGCCTTCTGGTCTTTATCATTCGTACCCATACCAACAGTTACCATCAACTCTGTGTCATTCTTCCATGTCGCAGGGTTAATTTGTAGGAACTTACCATTCAATCTAAATACATCTTCTTTGTTTTGATACTTGGTAGCTAACTTAGCCATGTTATCAAACATGTTCTTAACACCAGTCTCAGCAAAGATACGAGCAATCAACTTCAATCGTTGTTCTGCTACACTCATTACTTTATTAATTTGACTAGCGCCAGTATGGCTGTTAAGTACCTTATCGTCTAAGCCTTGTGTACGAGCTGAAACACCTGTTCGGTTAGAAGACACTTGGTCTAGGTAACCAGTCATTTCATACGTACCCTGTGGTAATGGAGGAGTATCTAAGGGACGTAAAGCACCTTGCATCTTCTCACGGATAATACCACCAGCGACGTTGTTCTGTAAATCGTTTAAGTTAACCTGTCCATCCACTACAACCCAACGACCTTTATTAGTAAGGTACATGTTGTCTAGTTGGTTACGAAGTAAGGTAGTCTTAATATCTTGAATGTCTTTAACAGCATCATAGATAGACTGACCGTACATCTCATGTTGAATAGGGTTAGGCGTAATCGTAGAGTAAGGAATCAAGTCCCACTCATCATTAGCCAGCAACGTATTACCTGATAACAGGACACGTCGTAATTCTGCGATACCATCACCATCAGCATCAATACGTACATAAGCTTCAACAACCCAAACCTTACGGTTGGCTTCACCACCTTCTACAGAATCAAAGCCTGTAGTGTAGTTACCGTTGAATTGCTCTCGTACTGCTCGTAGGCGGTCTGTACCATAGTGTTCCTCATTACCCCATGCAAGTTCATCAAGAACGTCTGAGGTGTAACCTAGGGCTACTAGCTCGGAACGAGTCATCTGTTTACGTTGACCTACGAAGGTGGCATCTTTTGCACACTTAGCCCAACGGTCAATTAAGAACTCCTCTGGGGGAACTCCTTCTACCTTGATACAACCTTTGTTCTCTTTAGTAGAGACACGGATATCAAGTGTACCGTCGTCATTAATAGTACGCTCAACCAACTCTATGTCATCCCCTTCTAGGATTGAATAGGCTTCGTCTTCGTCTAAGTTAACGTATAGTGAAGTAGATACCGTAGTCTCTTCTTCAAAGTAATGTTTAACTACACCTAGCTTGAACATCAACGCATCTTTAAAGAAGTTGTGTAATGTCATAAAGCCATTGTTCTTACGATAGAACAAGTAGTTGATGTAACTAGTCTTCTGTTCAGCTTCATCTACATCATCAATAGTTGCAGGTTCAAACTTAACAGCTTCCTCGTTACTTGTAAATATATCCATTAAGGAAGGCATAATCCAATCTACAGCATCACTAACATCTTTCGATATAACCTGTGATTGCCCTGCCTTCTCATTGCCCATCTTATCACCAAAGTAATACTTTTGAGCCTCTGCCCAGTTAGACATCAAAGAACCATCAATATAGTCCTTTGCGTCATTAGCTAAGCGGGTAACATGGGTGACTAATGTTTCATCATCCATCTTCTCGATTTTATCTGACATTAAATAATTCCTCTGTGGTCATACTCTATATTATAATCACTATAGTTATCTGAACCATCACCAACAACAGCATAACGTGCACGGGACATAACGGCATAACGAGAAGCAGATATAGCATCATCTTTGATAGGAACAATCTTACCGTCCTGTCTATGATACTCTCTGAACTCTTGTAACCAGTTACGACATGTACTAAATACTTTGAAGCGACCTTGCTCTATCATTTGATACATTTCAAGGATACCAACTTCAATGCTGTTACTGCCCTTACCCTTACTTGTCTCTCCAAGTGCTATTGGGTTTCTAAAGTGTTCTGCTGTCATATTAACACCCTGAGAACGATACTGTTGAGCTAATTGTAGCCCTGAGCCCTTATCGTGTTGGTAACCATCGTGAGGCCAAACAACTGGGATATATCGTGGTCTAGTGTTAATAGCAGCAGCATGAACTACGGCAGTCTGTTTGTTCTGATAGTGTTCATCATATAGATATACGGTATCTGATTCTCTATCCCAAGCTATCCATATCGCGGCAGTAGGATGGTCAAAGCCAAAGTCCAAGCCACAGATACGAGCATAGTGATTAGGTATAGCAAAAGGTTCCACCACCAGTCTTTCTTCTGGGAAAGGAAAGACCTGACCTGAACCAAATACGGGTATGCCTCTCGCACGCATTTCCCTTTCATGAGGGCTGTATACCGCAAGTAATTGTTCTTTAGTGTCTTCATCAATATGTGGAGCATCATCCCAAGTCGCCTGTGTTAAGCTTTGACCTGGACGTAACTCGTACATGAAAGCTCGTACGGTTTCTGTCATACCATTCTCAGGCGTGAACGTCATCGAAACTATACCTCTAGTTGTCGCTGTACGAGTGATACACTGCGTAAAGATATTGTGAGGTGGTTCTTCATCAAGCCATATCCAGTCTAAAGCTGAACCCATGAACTTGTGTTCTCCCATCTCGTAAGACTTAAAGCCTAGACGACTAACGCCACCTGACTTGTGTCTAACTGTACACGACTGTAAGGCATTTGGAACACCCGGTAATCGTGTAGTATTAATAATATGTTCTTTTGGTAGAGCGCCTGTACCTAACGCTGTAGGGTCATCAGGCTGTCCTAGCAATTCATTCTGTAGGATATCTCGTGTTGTTACATTAGATACACCACAAGCCCATGCATTGATAGGCTTATCAAACTTCTTACCTTCCCACCAGTCTGGATACTCTCCAGTAAGGTGACACGCTAGCTCGAATGCCCCTGTATACGTTTTACCGATACGGTTGGCACACATGGCTAGCTTTTGATTATTATCACTTGAGGCATTTATAAACTTAAGTTGCCAGTCATAGGGAGTAAAGAACTTGGCTTTATTAAACCGTATATAGTCTTCCTCCGCCTTTAGTAGTTTCTTTAATCTCTTTAACTCGTCCATCTTATTCCTTAAACTGACAACCTATTGTTAACTAACAACCTTTGTAATACGCATCAAGCTCCAATAAGCAAAGGAAGCGCCTGTACCCATTGAACACGTTATAAGTGATGACATCAGCTCAGCGCCAGTTTTAACTGTCGTACCAATAGGCGGAACTGATAAGGTTGCATCAAGTGAAACCTCTGTGCCAGCAATATTTATAATTGAGACTCTATCTAATCCAGTAGGGTCATCAACAGCTCTAGACGCTGAAACTTCAACCCTGTAATTTGCATTAGGGTCAAGTTTAGATGTAGACAAATCGACCTCAATATCACGACCCTCTGTTTCAACAAAGCAAGAGTCCGAAAGTCCA